GACGAGTTCAGGCCGTGGAGGTTGGACTCCGGCGGCTTTCAACCAGCAGACGGGAAGGACTGGCTGTCCATAGCGTACGACCACCTGTGGACCGGGCCGTCGGTGGGGGTGTACCCGCTGGTGCTGCATGAGGAGGAGTTCGACGTGTACTGGGGGTGCGTGGACTGGGACACGGGACCGGCAGAGTCGATGGTCCACGCACGCAACGTACGGATGGCGTTGAAGCAGTTGGGTTTGGTCGGTTGGGTGGAGCGGTCGCGGTCCAAAGGGTTCCACCTGTGGGTGTTCTTCACCGATGCGGTCCCGGCTGTAGATGCGCGGCGTGGGTTGATCGGGGTGTGCGATCTGGTTGAGGCTCCCACGACCGAAGTAAATCCTAAACAGGTTGAACTGAGTGGACGTGGATGGGGGAACGGCGTTCGGCTCCCCTACGGACACCTCAGAAAACCCGGTGGTTACAACGAGATGACCAACCCCGAAGCCACCGTCAGCATCCTGCCCGTCAACCACTTCGTACCCGAAGCAATGGAAACACGCATCACCCACGACGCGTGGAAGGCCACCACAGCCCTCTGGAAGCGCCCTGAGCGCCCCGCAGCACCCCTAGGGGTACCCACCCCCCGCAGCGGCCCTCTGGACGGCATGGCAGCCCTCATACGGCGACAGGGGCCACGCCCAGAACCAGACAAACCAGAAGGAGACAGATCCAAAGCCCTATTCAACCTCGCCTGCGCAATGGCCCGCCAACAATACAGCGAAACAGCAGCCATATACGAACTCAAAGCAGCCGACACAGACTGGGGAGGCAAGTTCAAGAGCCGACTAGACGGCGACCACCAGTTGATAGTCCTAGTCAAACGTGCCTATCAGGAGGTCTACGGCGTATGAACGTCTACACCATCGTCGTGGAACGACGCCCCAAAGTAAAAGCCCGACCCCGCCACACCAAAGGCGGCAAGGTCTTCACCCCAGCCAGCACCCTCAAAGAAGAAGACCACGTAGCAGAAGCATGGCGCACCCAAGTAGGGGAAACGCTGACCGGCCCCGTGGAAATAGCAGTCGTCTACACCCCTGATGCCACCATCCTGCACGTCACAACCTCCCCGCACAACGCCAAGACGCTGCGGGGAGACTTGGACAACTACGTCAAACTCACCTTGGATGCCCTGAACGGTGTAGCGTGGGTGGACGACGGACAAGTGGTACGCATCCACGCCGTCAAAGTAGACCGTGGCGAACAGGAGACACCGGCACCGTGATCGAACACCAGATCCCCCGAAGCATGGGACGGGCCGCCGCATGGAGAGCCGACGAGATGGGCCAGTTGAACAACTCCATCCGGCAAGGCAAAGGCAACGTCTACGGGTTCCTCGGCGAACTGGTGTTTGCCAAGATCACCGGAGCGACCATCGACAACACATACGACTGGGACGCACGCATGCCCGACGGCCCCACCGTGGACATCAAAAGCAAATGCGTAACCTCAGCCCCGCTACCCCACTACGAATGCTCCGTCGCATCCATCGGCACCCATCAGAACTGCGACTACTACGCCTTCGTACGCGTCCTCAAAGACTGCTCCGTCGCATGGTACCTCGGAGCCATGCTCAAATCAGACTTCCTACGCCAAGCCACCTACATGGAAGCCGGAGTATGGGAAGACCCAGCCAACGGCTGGTCCCCCACCATCGACTGCTACAACATTCCCATCAGCGCCCTACACATGGACGACAAGAACCCGGCATCCCTGCCGCCGTTCCCAAAATAAGGTACAATGTAATATGTGGCGCAAAAGAGAGAGTTCCCCACCGACCCCCAAGAATGGAGCCACACCCCCGCAGGCTCCTACGGGCTAGGATCACACCGGCCACTCACCGAAATCGAAGCACTCCTCCAACTAGCACCCCACCAAGACTCCCAAATCCCAGCGTTAGAAACTACAGCCGCACTACGTGAGGCCATAGCCGACGCCATCGACACCCTCCCCGAAGACGACGAATGGATCTTCAACGCCCTGTGCGTAGCAGGACTGTCGCTACGGTTCACCGGACGAGTCCTCGGCATACCCAAAACGACACTGGCGCGCAGACGCGACGCTATACGCCGCCGACTAATGGCAGAACTAACACAACACCAGTTTGTCAGAGACTGGCTAGTTGACGGGCTACGGCTCTAACGTCTGCATACACTGGCGCAGCATCCCCATAAGGGACCCCACCCACACAGCGAACGCCTCCTGCGCCTCGTCTACACCATCCATCCCAGCGTAAAACGCTGCCAACAGATGCTCAGCCTCCTCAGGGTCGAAGACCAGAAGCATACCCAACAGGCCATCCGGCGACCACTTGGCGTGGATGCCGTCGTCCATGTCGAACAAATGGGCAGTCTCCTGAAGTTCATCGTACACTTCCTTCTCCACGTACGAATGCTCCTCAGTGAAAGCCAACCACTTGGCTTCAAGGTCCTCCACGGCCACTACCCGGCGACCCGATCCTTGGCATAGGTCTTGATGACACTGAGTGCCGCAGCAATCCCGGCAACCGCCGCCGACTTTGCTGACGCCAGATCAGACACCACGAATATTGCTAGAAACGCTTGGGCAAACGTCCACGCTGCCCGCTCCAACATGTTGCTCACTTTTTCTTCCCCTTGTTAGACCCCTTGGCATAGTCGTGGGCAATGGCAGCCGCCTGATCGCGGGGATAACCCTCACCGATCAGGGTGCCAATGTTCCGCGCTATAGCATTCTGGCTTCTACCACGCTTCAACGGCACGATCAGTACCGTGGCCGACGCGGCTTCTTCTTCCCTGCCACCTCAGTCACGCAAAGCGCGACGGGCGGCACTACGAGACTGCGAACCGACATGACCCGGCCCGCTTCCCCGCTTCGCCGAAGTAACCAGAACCTGACCGGCACTCACCTGCCGTGGCTTTGATCCATCCCTCACAGCAACCTACTTTCCGAACGGGCGACCGCCGAAAGCGGCATTGCCCAACTTGCTGCCACGCAGATACGCGGCAGCCTTCTTAGCCTTCTGGTTCATGTCCCACATGTTGAACGACGACGTGGAATCATACAACTGATTGTCCTGCGAACCGAACGTGTCCTCAAACGTCCCGTAACCCTTACCCTTAGGCATAATGTTTCCTCACTGTAGGAACAGAGCGCCGAACGTGTCACCGTTCACCACCCCGTTCACCTTCAGGAATCCCTGCGACCCCTGAAACTCTTTCACCGCCTTAGCGGTCTTCCTCCCGAACAGGCCATCAACCGGCCCCGGATCAAACCCCCGGCCACGCAAACGGTCCTGCACCAGACGCACCGGCAAACCCCGGCTCCGCGCCCACCGTGACAAAGGACGCTCGTCCACCTCGGCACGCACATCCCGAAAATATTGGATGATGGCATCCCAATCGACGTTCTGCGGAGGCTCAGTAGCACCCATGCCGCCATCCACCCAGTCCCCCAACCAGTCACCGGGGCACGTAGTCGAACTCTTAGACCGGTGCGTAGACACCTCCAACCCGTGGCGGAAATGCGCCTCAGCCTCAGCGATCAGCGTCTTGATCGCTCCAAGAACATTCGCATGAGGCTGCTTGTACCCCCACCCCGTATAGCAGACGGAGATGGACTTGGCGTTCCACCCCTTGGTGGCGCCACCGCGTGCTTCCCATCCTCGTCCCTCAAAGATCGTCCCCGTTTCATCCACAAGCCAGTTGTACGCAATCCCATCCCACCCCTTGGACAGATGATGCCTCTCAAACGCCTGAACAGCAGCGACACCAGTCGGGCCGCCCTCCACCCCTGAATGGTGGATGACTACAGCCCGCACACGGTTGGGTGACAGCCGCACGAAACGGCCCTTCGGTGGAGGTGTGGCGTTCCACTGGGTGCGGGTAAGGAAGTTCATACTTAGAGCCTACTGTGTCCCGTCATCGCTCTCGGCTAATGATGTCCATGTAATCCTGACGCTCCGTCATAGCCTCATACTTTTGGCTGGTCAACCAACTGGCTTGCACATGCGGGGTGTTGAACTGTGCCGACATGCCGAAGACCGTACTCAGTATCGACCGGGTAAGGTTCCGCTGATACTTCGGTTCGTTCGGGAACAGCCGACGTATCACCCCCAACGAAGGCAACGTGTTCGTAATCATATAGATGTGATGGTCGCGCATCTTCCAGTCACCTGACGGTGCCCGCTTCGCCCAACCACCCGACTCCAACACCTCCATCAGAAACGGTACCTTTGAGATGGCAGCCGGGGTCGTCTGATAGCGGCCCTTGAACGGGATGCCGCTGAACACCTGCTTGCCGAAGGCAACCTCAATGGGGGTCTTCAAGATCGGTGACGCACCACCCAACAGATGACGCAGGGCACCCCCCACGCCCTCCTTGACACCGCCAGCGAACGGGTCGTACCTCGCCAAGTCTTGGAACGGAATATCAGGCGCCGAATACACAGTCCCACCCTTGGCGGAGAACGGCAACCTGACACCGAACGGCTCCAAGAAATAGTCAGGAACCACACCCTCCTCGTCGGTGCCCAACTCCAGATTCCGCTTCGCTGACAGCAACTTGTTGTACTTCGACGGGTGCGCCCCCAACTGCTTCAACTGGTACGGCACATTCTTCCGCGTCCACGTATAGAACGGGAAGATGGACTTCATCCACCTGCGCTCAAACTGTGTCAACTCGTCGTAGTCGAACTGTGTCTTGGCGATCCGGGCCAACGCATCATCCGTGGTGCCACCCCACCGCATCGTGTCCATGCCCACACCCAGACGTACAATGTCTTCGATCCAACTGTTCAACGAACGGATGCTCTGATAGGGGGCGAACCGTGGCGACCACGGCTTGAACGACACCGAATACTGTTTGCCGCCCTTGCGGCCACCAATCAGCATCTCCAAGTTGCGGGCGTTACGCAACCCGATCTGCAACTCCACAGCGTCGATGGCCTGACCGCCGCCACGCACCCCGACCTCCAACAACTTCACATACCGGTCCATCAACGCATCGTCGCTGTCCTTGGCGAGAGCGCGTGCCGCCTCCACGAACGACACCTGATTGTCGTGCGAGTAACGGGCCACCCTTGTCGTCATCTGCGCCGACCGGAAAATCTCGTTCACGTTCACACCATCCAACCATGCGTTGAAGAACGCACCGTAGATGTTGCGGTTGAGGAACCCCGGCGTGGCAATCATCGCTGCCTTCAGATACGTCTGGACCTTGTTCCACCCCTTCCACAGCGTCCCCCACTCCTCGTGGTCGTTCACGCGGGCGAACGCATCAATAACATCCATCATCTGTGTGTCCAACGCCACGTCGCCGCTCATCAGACGCCACGGACCCCACTCTGCGTGGGCGAACATGTCCTTCAGCGCCTTCTGTGCGATGGCCT